CCTTGTCCGCCTTAACCGGGCGCGTGCTGGCTATCGGACTTCGGACGGATGGTGTTACAACCATCTTACAGGACGAGGACGAAGCCAAGAACCTGCGCGCGTTTTGGGCGTGGCTGGAGGATCGAGTGCGGGAACGCCGGGCGGTTGTCGGATTCAACTCCAACAAGTTCGATATCCCATTCCTTACACGTAGGAGCTGGGCACACGGCATCGCCATCCCGTCCGGCGTTTACATGACTCGCGGCTACGTGAATCAGAGCGTGTTTATCGACCTAGCACTAGAGTGGCAATGCGGAGATCGGATGGAGTGGGTAAAACTGGACACAGTTTGCCGCTTCTTCGGTCTTTCCGGAAAGAACGGAAACGGCAAGGAGTTTGCCGGTCTATGGGTAAACGACAGGGCCAAGGCTCTGGAGTACCTAAACAATGACATGGCGATTACCGCTAAAGTAATGGAGCGGATGCTGAGCATCTCTGAGGCGCCGACGCCTGCACCCGTGGCCGCTGACCTCGATTACTAGGCCATGACCATGAAAGAAATCGCGGCTGCTCAAGCAGCCGCTGCGGCGGACGCTCAAAAAAAAACGCCGCCGCTCGTTTTGGGCGTCTTGCATCCCGTCCCGTCAAGGCCGAGGGAGTTGCCGACACGACCAGAACGACCACCTTCGCACCAGTTACCATGCGAAGAAGATCGACTGCTGGCAACCGAGAACCTGATCGACGTGATTCCCAACTTCCCGCCGAAGAGCACAGACGCGGAGAAACTGTGGAACCAAGCCTGCCTCCTGCCTCACAGCAATCTGGGGATTATTATGGCACATTCGAGTCAGACCGCGTGGATCGCGTGTTGTCGGATTGGGAAGCCGCCATTGCTTCTCTTTCCACTTCCGATGCTGGGGCGCCTTCCAGAAATGCCGCTCGACCCGCTGCTCCCGCAGGAACAGTGACGATGGCAGAAATTGCATGGTTCCATCAAGTCAACAAGAGGATGGATTTCATACCTGACGCTTATTGCCCAACCTGCTGGGTCCGGTGGAATAAGCAACTTTGGCCGTCCTCGTGCGTGTGTACGGGGGCGGTTTCTTTGCAGTTCAGCATCCCACGACTTTAACATGACACTCGAAACGACACTATTACCAACCGAAATCATACTCGACACCAGCCAGCAATCAGCAGTCAACACGATGCGACGCGGCAGTAACGTCTTTCTCACAGGAAACGCCGGCACAGGAAAGAGCACGGTTATTACGCAGTTCATTGCCGGAAATAAGAACTCGATCACGGTCACAGCGACTACTGGCATTGCCGCTCTAAACCTGCGTGACCAGCTTTACGCTAATTCCGGCGTCAGCATGATCGCAAACACGATCTACCGGTGGTCTGGTATTGGGCTTGGGCCGCAGCCACATGAGGACGATGAACAATGCTGGGATCGCCTTTGCTGGGAAATGTCGAAGCCGCCGCTCAGCATCTCAAGGAAGAATGCTTTTGAACGCATTAGAAAGTGCGAATGCTTGATCATCGACGAAATCAGCATGTTGCCTGGCCGAACGTTCCAGTTTTTGGAGTTCTTGTGCCGTAAGCTGCGCGGGAACAATTACGCATGGGGCGGCATTCAGGTTATCTGCGTGGGGGATTTCTTACAGCTCCCGCCGGTGAGCAAGACGGGCAAGTACGATTGGGCTTTCCTAAGTTCAGCATGGAAGATGACGGATTTTAAGCACGTCGTACTTCAAAAGATACATCGGCAGGACAATGACGTATTCAAAGATCTGCTCAACAACGTGCGGGTCGGCACGATTCAGCCGCGTCACTCCGAGATCATGGCTAAGCGTGTGGCGCGTTTTCCGCGTGCTGACTTGCTCAGGCTTTTTACGCACAATGTGCAGGTCGATAAATACAACAACATGATGCTCGAAGGCATCGAGGAGCCATTGCACGTGTACCGCATGAGCAACAGCGGTCATGCCGCTTGTGACTGGATGATCAAGAACATGCTGACACCGGAAAAGCTGCAACTGAAGGTTGGCGCACGAGTCATGGTCACGGCTAATCTGACAGAGAAAAACAGCGGAGGAGCATTAAGGGCCGTTAATGGAAGCCTCGGCACGGTGTGCGACTGCGAAAGAGACGAAGTGACGGTCAAGCTGGACTCTGGTGGGTTCCTACACGTAGAGGATTACAAATGGAACATCGACCCCGGCGACGACAGCCAAGGCTGGGTCATGCAAATACCGCTTAAGCTCGCCTGGGCCGCCACCATCCACAAAAGCCAAGGGCTCAGCCTCGATTCCGCTTTGATCGACGTGCGAGCAACACGAGAGCCGGGACAGACATACGTCGCACTCAGCCGGGTGCGCTCTCTAGCCGGTTTGTATTTGAAGGACGTTTTTAAGGGCGTCTGGGTATCGCAGGAAGCCATTCAGTTCACAAAATCCATTTCACAGTCATGATCACTATCGAAAATTCACACCCGCAGGAAGCCGAGGTTGCAGGCACAGCCGAAGCGCAGATCACATGGTTTCCAGAAGCAACGGCGGTCACGCCAGTCCGCACTGGATCGCTCCAAGAATACATTCACCAATGCAGGAGCGGCACGTATCAAGACATCGTTCTAAAGATCCGGCAAGCAGCCGCTGCAAACGAGACAGCCAAAATGGGAATGCTTAAACGGCGCCTGCCGGCGGCAACCTTGTCTTGCAGCATGGTCAGCCGCTCCAAGAACGCGCCAATACGGGCACGCACACACAGCGGGTGGTTGCAGTGCGACTTTGACGGCAAAGAGAACCTAGGCCTACTGCAAGACGAAATACGGGCACGCTTGCAGGCCGACCCGCATGTGGGTGCGGTTTTTGTCGGGCCAAGCGGCGTTGGCATCAAATGCGCCGTTCGTATCGACGGCAGCCGGCACCTTGCCAGCTTTAACAGCGCGAAGGAGTATTTTGCCAAGGAGTACAACCTGCAGCTCGATAAAGCCTGCAAGGACATCGAGCGCCTGTGCTTTTTATCGTTTGACCCGGAGGCATGGTGCCGACAAGGCGGGACGAAGGTCTTGCCGGTAACGGAACAGGCAGAGAAGGAAGTGGTGCGCGCTAAGCCGGTCAATACAGATCTAACACCATTTGCAGCCGAACAGCACGATATGAGCATCTCGGACGTTCGGGAGATCCTGACGTATTTGCCGAAACGACCGGACTACGATACCTGGCTGCGGGTCGCGTCTGGCGTGTTCAGTGTGCTGCCGATTGGGGCCGCATGTGCAGTGTTAAACGAGTGGGCGCCGGAGGAGCACCCTGGGGAATACGAGAAGAAGCACAAGAACCGCCTGAAGAACGTCACGATCCGGACGGTTATTCACTATGCGCAACAGCACGGGTTTGACGCACGAGCAGCGGCCAAGCGCAAGACGTGGATGGGGCGCCTGCTTTTCGGTGACACGGGTGCCTCTCACTCGGATCTGCTGGAGAGAGATCCGGCGCCACCGGATCTGACCGATGAGGAAAGGCAGGTCGTCGGTGAGGACGGCGGCATGGACTTGGAAAGCGTCCTCAAACTTTACACTCGCGAACAGGTCGGTGACGCGACAGTTTTTCTAAGGAGCGGCTGCAATGACTTTGCCTATGATCCACTTTCGCAGGTTTGGCGGAAGTATGCGGAGAATACCGGGCTCTGGACGAAGGACAGCGTGGGGAGCACAATCCACGATATGTCCGCCCGCATTATCTCAGCCTATGACGTGCTGATCAGTACAGCGGAGGCCGAGGCTAAGGCGGCCAAGAACAAGGAAGTGACGAAAGCCAACATGGCCGAGATCCAGCAGATGCGCCAACGCTGCGGGAGCTTGCAGAAGGCGCCGTACATGGCTAACGTGCTTGGGCTGGCACAACGCTTTGACCGGTTGTGCAGGCTTGCGACAGAGTACGACCAGCATAGGCACTTGCTCGGGCTTAAGAATGGCGTGTGCGTGGATTTTAAAGAGAAGAAGGTGCGTCCAACCGAACGCGCCGATCTGCTCAGCGTGGCTTGTCCGGTCGTTTACGATGCGGATGCAACTTGTCCGTACTTTGATGCGTTTATCGAGCGCGCATTCGGTGGAGACGCCGACATGATCGAATACTGGTGGCGAATCGTCGGCTACAGCCTGACCGGCTTCGTCGATCATGATGCTCTCTTTTTCTGCTATGGTTTGGGAGCAAACGGCAAGAGCACAGGCTTGATGGCGCTCCGGTATCTACTAGGCGACCAGCTAAGCACTATGGTGGATGTGAACACGCTTCTCGGCACCAGCGGTGACGCAACGATGGACTATAAAAAGGCAATGCTCGAAGGAAAACGACTGATCATCACCGACGAGCTGCCAGACAACAAAAAGATCAACGAGAGCATGGTCAAGGGGCTGCTAGGCGGTGAGGACATCGTAGCACGCAGGCCGTATGAACGGCCATACACGTTCTCACCAACGCACAAAATCTGGATGGTCGGCAATCACAAGCCGAAGATTTCAGGCGTGGATCACGGCATCTGGCGCCGCATTCACCTCATACCGTGGGAAGTGACGATCCCGGTGGCCGAGCGCAAACCACGGTCGGAGATCTGGGACATCTTCAAGAAGGAGCTGCCTGGCATGTTGCTGCGTGCCATTGATGGCTATCTGGACTTTGAAGAACGTGGGGGGCTGTGTCCGCCGGCAATGGTCAAGGCTGCAACGGAAGAGTATCGCATGGAGGAAGACAGCTTGCAGCAGTTCATGAGTGAACGAGTGATTGAAATGCCGGGTGCGCATTTTCCGATGCGTGACCTTTTTACCGAATACAAGAACTGGTGCGCCGCCTCCGGCGAAACGTCGGTGGTCGATACTGCAAATAAGCTCACTAGAGCACTTAAACAAGCGCCTTATAGTATTTCCATCGGTTATGACAGTTCAAAGGTAAATGTCATGCAAAACCGCATTTTGAGGAGCTAAAATGGCAATTCCCGGTAAACCGGTAAATCCGGTGAAAATTCCCAACCTTTTTATATTTTGGCCACTTTCATTTTGTCAAAATTCCTAAAAGCCTAGGAATACAGCCTTCATTTACCGGTTTACCGGGATATTATTTATTCTCTTTATAAATAGAAGAGAGATTATGGTAATTAAAGGGAGCTTTTGCAGGTTAGGCCTGATTTTGCCGTTTTTGCCTTTGCGGAGCACTGCCTTTTCTCTCGTGTAGCGCCGCGATTTTCCGCAACGTTTTTTGATAGGGGTGCTAATGATCACTGTTTAATTGAGTTAAAAAAACCATACTACAACTAAGGAGTTAGAATGAAAGAAGAAACTAGAAAAGAGCCAACACAATACGCTTTAAGAATGGAAAAGCGCCGTCTTGCTAGTGCGGCCAGAGTGCAGAACCTGCTGGATAAGGCGGATAAGGCGCAACAAGAACGCGAAGACGCTTCCCTGCTGAGACAGCGCGAAAAAGCCGCGATTGAGCGCGAATGGGCCGAAATCACGCAACCTGCCGACAAGCCGCAGTTCGCAGTGCACAAAAAGCTAGTGCTGCAAGCGACCGTCAAAAACAAGGCAGGAAAGGCCGTGGGAGAGTGGACTGACCTCGATGCGAGACATTACGGCCAGACGGTCAAGAACGGCCTAGAAATGGCAATGTGGGCCAAATACAAGGGCAGCAGCGGACACGCTCACCGGATCGTGGAAAGGACCGACGTGGTGCTGGTGATGCCGGGCGAATTACGGTGGAAGAAGTAGACACAAAAAAACCCCTGCCTAGCACTCACTAGGCAGGGGCTCCCCTTTTACTAAACGTCCATTTTCCAGACTATGGGAAAAGAGCACCATCCGGCTCGGTGTCAAGAGCGATGCGCGGTAGCAGTTCACTGTCCTCGGTTGCGTGCTGGCGTGCGGGGCGCATCGGGCGGTCGGGCGGTGGAGCGATGAAGATCGGGGTATCGCTGGCTGGGGTGTCGTAGGGGTGGAGGAATACCGTTGGCTGCCGGTCGGTCAGGCGGGCTTCTAGGGAAACGATCCAAGTGAAGGATGATGCCTGGGTGACGAGAAGGGTGATGAGGATGATGTTTTTCATATTGGGGTTGTGGTGGTGGGTGGTGGAAGAAGTGGGAGGGAATGGGAGGGGTTGGGTGGCTATTTGATGGAGATCAACTTCCAGTTGGCGTTAAAAAGCGAATACATGTAGAGCCGAAAATCGGCGTCTGACGCAAACTGGCGAGAATCATTGAACCAGCGATCAAGAATTGGCTGGTACGTTTGGAATGTGTAGGTTTTCATATTGGCTGGTTGGTTGGTTGCGCCTGCCGTGATTGGCGGGCTGTGTTGTAATGGTACGCCATTGGCGTACATCCGTCAACAGATAATTACATTATTTTATCAAATATCTTTATTAGTGTTCGTATCATCACATGTTGTGTTTCCGTTGTAACGCCACACGGAAAGCAGTAATGCGTTGAGAATCAGGCCTTGCGACCACAGTGGAGGCACGCGAGAACCTTGTTCCCACTGCTCAAAAGAACGAACGCTCAGATGCGGGATGAGTGCCGCGCACTGGGCTTGGCTCAGTTTGTGCCAAGAGCGAAAGGCTGAGATAGCAAGGTGGAAGGGAAGTCCGTCAAATGGGTCACGTTTCATAAGAGGGCCATGGTACGCTGATGGAGTACTGTGTCAATAGGCTTGAAAAAATTGAAAATGGGACCTGATGAATTTTGTAACTGCGAGGTTTGGTTTGGACTGGCTGATTAAATGGAGTTGTTACGTGTTTCGCGTAAAAAGTTTTAGGCGCATTACAGGCGACAGTGTTGTGATAAGAAGCGAAGTAAAAGGAACAATAAGGCGTTATTATATCTCTTATTTTCATTATTTTTTTACACTTTTGCTCAAAACTGTTCATTTGACTAGTTTTTGACCATTTGGTGTTCAGTTGAACACTGTTCAAACGACCACCCCTGGTAAGAATACTGGTAATAAGGCTTGACGGGACAGGTTTCCGCCTCGCGCGCATTATTTTTAATCATGCAAGTTTTTTGCAATTGTTTTTTGCAATCTATTTGCGTTATGGCCGGTTCTCGCCACTTTGACGCATCGACACCGACCACCCAGTTTTCCAAGTCGCCGCGCCCGAGTACGTCGAGCAGCCAGAGGACATCCTCGCCGAACGCATCGTGCGGCGGTGGCGGCAACATGCGGATCTGTCGCGGGCGCAAGCCATCGAGATCGTAAAAGCAGAGTACGTGCGGTTTCAGATCGAGCGGGAGGCTCGTGACCTCGATCACTACAGCTACGCCAAGGGGATCAGCGCCGTTCTCGCCTACATCGCCGACTCAGCAACCCCGATGGTCGAGCTGGATGCGGTCGCGTATTGCTACGGGCTGATCGGGCGTGCCGAGGAGTCCATGGACCAGATCGCAAAGCGCCATCGGATCAGCAAGCAGGCGTTCTCGAAAAAAGTAGAAAAGACGCTGGAGAGCTTCCATCTCAAACCCAAGCACGGGATGAGGCCACAACCTCAGCGCCGCATTTACGAATCAGTTCACCACGCCAAGTGGGAGCACATCGAACAAGACGCACCAAGATCATGACCAGTTACATTGCAATCGACCCAGGGGTGAACGGCGGGATCGCGTGGGACGGCGCCGCGCTCGCATCGTGTATGGGAATGCCGGGCAGCGACACCGAGACGGCGGAGGAGATCGGCATTCTTTACAGCATGAGGCCAGGCGTCAAATGTATCATTGAGGACGTGCCGAAGTTTGTCGGGAAGGCTCTGCCTGGATCAACTATCTTTCCGCTTGCGTTCAATTGCGGACTGGTCCGAGGCATTGCGGTATCACTCCGAATGCCGGTCATCCTTGTCCGCCCGCAAGACTGGCAAAAGCATTTTCGTCTTGGCACCAAAGGGGAGACCAGTGGGACGACCGAGTGGAAGAACAAACTCAAGGCCGAAGCTCAGCGGCGATACCCACACCTCAAGGTGACGCTTAAGACAGCGGACGCTCTTCTACTGCTCGCCTACGCACAAGAAAAACAACTCTAATCATGTTCACACCAATCCAACTAGAACCAAAGAAGAACGTCGCTCGTTTTAAAGGAATGCAGGTCGGCGAGGTGCGGGAGTTTGGCTCCTACACAAAAGCTCAAGCGGTATCAATGCTGCGCGCTCGCATGAAGAAGCACGTGCACGAGATCTACACGCTCGACACTTCGTCCGTTCCCTTAAAATTCCGCCGCGACGCCTGATGCAACTAGCACTACCTAATTTTGATAGCTTCAGCATAAAGGAGCTGGAGGACTTCGCCGCCGTCGAGCTTTCGATGATGCGGGAAGAGGCACAGACGGCATCAACAATCAGCCAGACCGCATTCCAACGCGCTTGGAAGGTGGGTAAGGCGTGCGTCAAACTGAAGGAAGGAGTAGACGAGGACGACTGGGAAGCCTACGCAACCCAAACGGTGGGCGCCGGGGACTATTATGCGGTGTACCGTTGTATGCGATTGGCGCGGATGTCTCCGGACAAACCACCATTGCAAAAGACTGGGAGCAGCCAGTACAAGCAACTCCAGATCGCGATGGGGCTGGAGTCCGCTCCTAAGACGACCCCGCGCAAAACCGACGTTCTCAAGTTCCAGAACCTGATGGCTTCTCTCGGATGCATCAAACGCTGGTGGCGCGAAGGGCACGTCATCGAGACGCTGGATGCGGAGATGATCGCCGAAATCCTAGAGGACATGCAATTCCTACAAGAAATTTATGAGACGCTCCAAAAGCAGATTCCCGAAGCCACCGACACCGCCGCAAGTGGATAGAGAGATTATGCTGGGTGAGGTGCCTCAGCGGATGCAGCAGACTATGGACATCTCACGAGAGACGGTCGCTGACTCGCCGGAACGATTCGGTGACACCGGCGTGCTTTTGCGTGAATGGATCGAATGGTGCGAGAGCACTGGTCGCGCGGCACACGCTGCGGATCTGATCGAGCGCAGCCGTGCGGAGATGCGCAACTCATAACAGCATGGATGCAACCACCGCCGAGGACACACAGAAGAAGCTGCAAGACTTGCTCGCGCGGGTCGCTGCTGGCCATCCGTTGTCCTATGCGGAGAGCGAGTTCCTAAAGGGCCGCACCATCGAGCCGAAATATCAAACGCTTGGCGATGTCGCTGCCTTTTTTTCAATCTCCACCCCCGGCTTGCGCCGATGGGAAGAGAAGTATCCCGAGGCTTTTGCAAAGGGGCCAAACGGCTACGACCTCGAAAAGATCAAAGCCGCAAGGCAGCAGTTCTTGGCCAGCGGCAAGTACACGCGGCTAAATGACGGCGACACGATCAACGTCGAGGGCGTGCAAGACGTCGCATCGCTCAAGGCGCGCAAGATTCATCTGGAGTGCCAGAAGCTGGCCACCCAGATCGAGATTCTACAGGCGAAGTACGTGTCCGTCGATGAGGTGCTGGCGCAGGTGCGGGCGGTCATGTATGCGATCAAGGAAAAGATCAAGCGGGTGCCGCCTGAAATGGCTTACGAGGTCAGTGGTGTTTCACCAGCGGAAGCGGAAGAGCGGCTTTTCACCTGCATCGACAAGATCCTGCGGGAGATGGAGCACGAAGATTACGTCAAAATCGAGGAGCAGCTCAAGGCGAAGAAGGTGGACGTTGAGATGATGGAAGTCGAGATCGCGCCGGCTGAGCCAGTAAAGCGAGGGAGACCGCGCAAAAGCTGATGGCATTCTCAATCTACTCACTGATGTCGGAGGTTTGGCGGCCAACGCCTAAGCTCCCGGTGGACGAGTGGCTGCGCACGCATGTGAGGTTTGAGCGCGGGCCGATTCTCGGATCGTTTGACGTGCGAAACTCGCCATGGATCAAGGCGCCACTTGAAGAGTTGCGAAATCACGAGACCCGCGAAATCATCTGCGCGTGCTCGGTGCAAAGCGCCAAGACCGCCTTGGCCGAGGGCGCCATGTTGTACCTGATCGCGGAGGAAGGCGGCGACATGTGCTTGTACTTACAGACCGATGAGCACGCCGACGAGTTCCTTGATACGCGGTTCAAACATCGCATTCTCGACTGCAAGCCGGTCAGGGCGATGCTTAACAAGGGAGACAAGTCTATTCAAAAGCGAACGGTGGCGTTCGCTCACATGACCCAGTATGTGATGGGTGCAAGCAACATTCACAACCTCCAATCAAAAGCCGCGCGCTACGTCATCGGTGACGAGGCCGCTTACTGGACGCACGGGCACATCGACGAGTCACGCAAACGCACAACATCGTTTGATGCGCGCAACAGCAAGCGGATCTACGTCTCAACGCCGATGAACAACAGCGGCGAGTTCTACGAATCGTTTACCGCCGGCTCATGCAGCGAATGGCACGTCGCTTGTCCGGCGTGTGGCGAGAAGTGGCCGATGGTGCTCGGGCAGCTCAAGTGGGACGGCGAAGGGGCTAAGCTCGCAGATGGCAAATACGACCTCGCTCGCATCAAAAACACGGTCAGATACGAGTGCCCCTCGTGCAAAGTCCACCTAAAGGACGAGCCGCAAGTCCGCCGGCAGATTGCGAACAGCGGGTTCTACCAAAACCAGAATTCGGCGCCAGACCCGCGCGTCAAAAGCTACCACTGGAATGCGCTGACGGTTCCATGGGTATCGTGGGACACGATCGCCAGCGAGTTCCTGAAGGCCGAACACGCGCGGAAGTTGGGTGATTATTCGCCGCTCGCGGAGTTTGTCCGCAAACGACTGGGCGAGTTCTGGGATATGCGTGAGTTCCAAAGCGAAGAGGTCAATTTGTCGGGCGGATTCGCGATGGAGGAACCGTGGGACCAAGAATTCCGCCGATACATGACTGTAGACGTACAGCGCGATTATTTCCGGGTCATCGTGCGGTTGTGGGCACAAAACGGAGAATCTCGACTGTTTTACGCGGGCGAGCTGCATACTTGGGCACAACTGGCCGACCTACAGAAGAGATTGGAGATTACCGACAGGCGCGTGTTCGTCGATTGCGGGTTTGAGCGGTATCAAGGGGAGGTCTACCGCCAGTGTGCGGCCAATAATTGGATCGCGCTTAAGGGGGACAAGGCACAATTCTTTACGTGGACGCTGCTAGACAAACGGACAGGCCGGAGCCGTTCAGTGAAACGTCCATATTCTCAGATTCAGCACGTCGATTCCGGCGTGGGGCTTGCAAGATCTAAGGTGCGCAACGCTCGGCAGGCTGACTTGTGCGACCGTATCGTGTGGTCAAGCGACTACATCAAACTGGTTCTACATCGCCTGCGCGCAGGCCAGGGCGCATCGTGGCAGATCGCGCACAATGCGCCTAAATGGTACTTTAAGGAGATCCAGAACGAGGTCTTTGTCACCGAGAAGGACAAACGGACTGGCAAGAACAAGACGTTTTTCAAGAAGCTAGGCGAGAACCACTCTTTCGATGCGGAAGCCATGCAGGTTCTGGCCGCCTGCATCGAAAAGATCATCGGACAGGCCGAAATCATCACAAACGACGTGGAGGCTGTCAACGCTTGACAGGCTAAGTGACTTTATGGGTGGCCCTTCAATTTTACGTTACGCGTCGCTGCAATATTGCGAAACGCTTTACGATCAGTGCTTATCGGCGCTGACCGAAGGTCAGGGCACTATCGTTATCAGCACGTCCGGCGGCGGCGAGTCCGAAACCCGCGCGTCTGGCTCGGACGGCGGCATTCCCGTCATGACTTTGATGCGGGCTGTGATGCGGAGAATGCACCAGCTCGACCCAGTCAAGTACCCGCTCATCTCCAGCCGCCTCAAACCTGACTTTTCTACCTTTCCGCTATGAGTTTCATCGAACAGACCATCAGGTTTTTCAGTCCGGCTACCGCTTTGCAACGCCAGCGTGCGAAAGCGCAGCTAGAGGCAGGCGATAAAGTTGGCTACTGGCGCGTCGGGGCTCAGTCATCGACCAATCGGCGGGCGAGCGGGCAAACGTTGGATCAGCCTGATTCCAGCCGCAACCACACCGACCGGGTGACACTCATCCGGGAAGCGCGGTGGCTGGAGGAGAACAGCAGCGTGGTGAAGTCGATTCTGCGCAAGTACCGGACCTTTTCAGTGGGACGTTTGCAGTACGTGCCGCGCACCAGCTCCGAAGAGGCCAATAAGGCTATCACGTCCTACGTGGAAAGGTGGATGGCGAGCTGCGACCTGACCCGGCGCCACCATTTCCGCGTGCTGGCCGGGCTGGGCGTTACCTCGATGAAGCGGGACGGAGACATCGGTTACATCGTGTCCGAAGTACCGATGACGCCGCTGGACGAAATGCTGAAAATCAGCCCGATCCGGCTACAGGCCATCGAGGCTGACCGCATCGGCTCGATTCCCAACCGCAATGGGACGGACACTAAGCCGTTTAAACCGCTCAAGCGGGGCGAGCAGGACTTTTCGGGCGTTGTCATCGACGCGATGGGCAGGCCGATTCGTTACCGCATCTACAATCGCAGCACGACCGGCGAAATGATGATGCCGGCGCTCGAAGTGCCAGCGCAGGAGTTCTTGCACTTGTTCGACCCCACCCGGTTAGACTCTTATCGCGGGTTCTCGGCATTCGACGCAGCCATCACTGACATAAAAGACCTGCAAGAGATCCTCGCGTGCGAAAAGATTTCCGTGAAGTACCTTTCATCAATCAGCGGCGTCATCAACAATGCGGATGGCAGCGCGGATCAAGATGTATCGCTCGACACCACGCACAGCGATTACATGAGCGAAGCGGATCGCTTGAAGAAAGTGGAGCCGGGCGCCATTCAGTACCTCGCAGAAGGCGAATCGTTCAACCCGGTCGATTTTAATCGTCCATCTCCGACTTTTAACGGGTTCTTGGACACTCTCGTTCGCTCGACCGGGCTGACCGTCGGGCTTCCGTTCGGCTTCATCTATTCTTGGGCGGGACAAGGGACGGCGGTACGGATGGAAGCGGCTCAGGCTGCTCGGGAGTTTGAAATGACTCAGCTAACGCTGGAAGAGAAGTTTTTGTATCCAATCGTCATGCGCGTCATCGCTCGTGGTATCCAGCTCGGGCACTTGCCAGCCGTCGCGGACTTTGATGCCGGCGAGTGGCGTTTCCCTGCTAAGGTCACGGCGGACATCGGTCGCGAATCGAAGGCGCTGATCGACGAAACCATGGCCGGGATTATCAGTAAGACGCAGATCGCAGCGGATCGCGGTGAGGATCGCAATATCATTCGCAGTCTGCTGCGCGCGGAGGCGATGGAGCTTGTCGAAGATGCGAAGATGGTGCAAGACGCATCTGGCGGCGTGCTGGATCTGCCGACAGCCATCTACATGCTAGAGCGGCGGGCACCTAACGCGCCGGCAATCCCGGCACCAGCGGCAGCGGCTCCTGAGATGGAAGATTCACCGGAGGATGATGTCGAGGATGCGGCAGAGGTTGAGGATGAGGCGTCACTTGAGGACGAGGCCGAAGACATCGCCGAGGACGAGGCCGAAGCTGGTAGTACCGATTGACATTGGTGCGGCGTGTATGCCAGTCACCGAAGAAATTCAGACATTCGCAGCGTTTCAGGGCAAGGTTTCAGGAAACACCATCATGGGTGTTTCGCTGATTCAGGAAGGGCCGGCGCTGGGCCATGGGGTGTTTGTGGACAAGCGTTCGCTCAACAAGTTTAAGTCGCTGGCAATCGAGAAGGGACGGGTGAAAGCAAAGCTCAACCACTTTTCTTCCGTCGAAGACACGGTGGGCTATTACGAGAATTTCCGGGTGAGCAAAGGCAAGCTCCTAGCCGATCTGACCTTGTTTGAAGCGCACAGCGGAAAAGAGATGCTTCTTGAGATGATCAATGAAATCCCGTCCGCTTTTGGCGTGAGCTTGATGTTTGCGGCAGATGCGCCAGAATTGGACAAGGAGAGCGGCAATTACATGACCCGCCCGCGCGGCTTGTACTCGGCTGACTTTGTAGACACACCAGCAGCAAACGCTGACGGAGTGTTCTCGGCTGATCAGATTGACAGTGACGAAGATGTTATGCCAATTGACCCACCGGCGCCTACGCCAGAACCTCAAGTTGATTTTTCCGCCATCATTGCGGAGCAGTTCGCCGCGTTTACCGCTAAGTTCGACGAAGTGGCCGCTCAGTTTGCCGCCGACAACGCCAAGGTGTTGGCCGAGTGCGAACAACTCAAGGCCGACCTGAAAGCGTTGCAAGCTGGTAACAGCGACATCGAGCTACAAGCTCGACTGGCCGCCGCCGCTCCTGCTCCTGCTGCGTTTGCCGCTCCTATCAATGAGCCAGAGGTTAAGGTGCCAGCGATCTCCTACCACGAAGCCAAGAATCAAGCCATCGGTACCTCGACCGGTCTCGATCGCCTGAAAGCGGTTCGCGCGTTCACCGAAAAATTCCCCACCGAGGCCGCATACGTCTCGGCCAACTCATAACAACTTTCTCTCAAGACCATGCCACAAGCCAATCTTCTCGACATTGCTAAGCTCAACGGCTCCGACACCATCGTCGGGCTGATTGAGGAAACGCTGACCTACGCTCCAGAGGTTCAGATCCTGCCAGCTCGCACCATTCGCGGCACCAGCTACAAGATCGCTTCGCGCGTCTCGTACCCAGGCGTCGGCTTCCGCGCCGCTAACGAAGGCTCGACCCCAACCAAGTCGGAGTTCGAAAACCAACTTATTGAGTGCTATATCCTCAGCGGAGCCGTTCAGGCCGACGTTGCGGTTGCTCGCGCTTATGAGGATGGGGAGCAGGCTTGGAAAGACGTTGAGTCTGTCGGCGTCATGAAGCAGGCGCTCATTGAACTTGGTTCGCAGGTCATCTACGGAACCAGCGTTGATTCCAAGGGCTTTCCCGGTTTGCAGGCGATTCACACCGCTTTCAACGCTGGCTTGGTTGTGGATGCTGGCGGCACCACCGGCGACACCGCTTCTTCCGTTTACGGCATCAACACCGACACGCAAGGTGTGCAACTCGTGTTCGGTTCCGGTACTACGTTCGAGCTTGGTGAGTGGCGCATTGAAAACGTCGGCACCAGCACGGTCTATCCTGCGCACGTTGCCAACTTGACAGCTTGGGTCGGGATGCAGGTCGGTAGCAAGTACAGCGTTGGCCGCCTTAAAGATGCCACCGCTGACTCGGGCGCCGGCGTGACCGATGCCAAACTGGCTGAGTTGCTCAGCAAATATCCAGTCGGCTACCGTCCAAACTACTGGCTCATGAACCGCCGCTCGGCGTTCCAGCTCCAGTCGAGCCGTTCCACCGCCTTCTCCGCTCTCGGCAGCAAGTCCGCCACCGGCGCCGAAGTTTTCGCTCCGTTGCCACTTGAGTCCAACGGTATTCCTATCGTCATCACCGACTCGATCGGCAACACCGAAGCTCTTACCGCTTAATCCTTAAAGAATCATTACCATGCCAAACGAATTTTCTCGAAACACGCAGGACGCGGACCTGACCAAGGCGCGGCCCCTGACCGCCTCTGACGGCAACGTCCAGTCTCCCGACCTCGACCTCGGCACCAACTCTAAAGGGTTTTTCCCTGAGAATACCGAAGTGGAAGTCTTGATTCCCGCGCTGACTGCTACTCAGCTCGCTTCGGCGGACACGCTGACCATCCTTTTGCAGGGTGGATCAACGGCCTCTCCGACCACCAGCCTAGGGCTCTCGGCAGTGCTAACCGGCACAGGAAGCGCAATTCCTGAAACCTCCTTCCGGTTCCGGCTGCCTTCTCCTGCTCCGCGCTATGTGAACGCCAAGTTCACCACCGCCGGCACTACGGGCGACATGAGCGCGAAAACGGCGTTCTTGAAACTGCTCTTTTAGTTTTTGGTGTAGGTGTTGTCATCATCGTGGGCGGCTGACAGGGTTCTATCCTTGTCAGCCGCTTTTTTGTATGACCTACGCTCAACGCATCGCATCCGCTCATGGACGTATCCGCACCAAGTTTGGGATGGTATCAGACACGGCCATGCTTTACGTCTGGCACAATGGCGCGCAGATCCGGTGCTACGAATCGACAGGGCGGACCCAACGCAATTTACTTGCATCAATCGTGGTTAAGGACGAGACGCTGACGGTCAATGCGACAAAAGCAGAATTTACGACCGTACCGCAAACTGGCGATGAGGTGAAATTTGGCACCACGTTGGCGACCGCAGCTACCCTGCGCATCGACAGTATCCAGACGAATACGATCCGGCCTTTTTATGCGCTGGACCTTATTGACCCGAACAAAGCGACCACAGCAGAATGAGTGTTTCCCTAACCGTTGAGACCCGCGAGTTACAGCGTGTGCTGTCCGGCTACGCGCGCAGCAAGATGAAAACCGATGCCGATGTGGTCAACAAAGCCATGCGCTACTGGGTGCCGTTTGCCGCCAAGCGCGTTATCGACAAGACGCCAGGAGGAAGCAAGATTTTGCAAGAACTTCTGGCTCCGGCAAGGGGACGCTACAAGGCCAAGCAGGCAAAGTCGAAATACAACAACACGGCGGCGGCGGCCATCTTCATTTGGCGACTCAAGAAAAGGGGAATGCCGATTCCGGTTGATTTAACCGATCGCCTTGACCGCTTCGTGGGAGCGCGTCAGAACTCTGCACAATTCCTGCGTGCTGGCTTTATCCCGGCTTACAGGCAGTTCGGTGTACCGAATAAAAAAGCAGGCACGCAGCGGTATTTTAAGAGCAGAAGTCTTGGCAAGAAGGCCGTTCCTTCCGCTTTTTTCAAAGTGGTGGCATTTGTCACTAATGCGCGGGAAGGAGCGCACGCAATTGCTCCGACAGCTTTTCAGGAAAGCATTCGCGAGGTTGAAAACATCTTCATCAAGTTTATGAATGAGGATCTGAATAAGGTCGGCAGGAAGTGGGGACTTAATCCATGACAACTTATCCAATCAATCCATCTGAGCGCGTACAGCGGCGCATCTGCTCAATCCTGACGGCGGAGCTTTTACCATTACCGGCGTTCACCGGTTTTGTGGTGCGTGACGAAAGGGTGTTTCAGCAGGAAAAGTATCCATTTTTTTCAGTGCAGACGACGGAGAACAAAGAAGTTTTCCCCGGCATCAATGTCTGGAACGTCGCGTTCACTATTGCGATGCTGGAAGATCGGCAAGAAGCCAACACGACGCTTGGCGTTGATCCTCGGCCAAGGCATGAGTTGCGCGCTGAGAACGTCTCGGCTCTTCTGTTTGGCGTATGGGATGGTCTTTCTTTACCACAAGCCATCAATGCAATCGTCGATGGCAATGGCGTGACCGTGCTCAAGATGACCGGCACGAATCAAGCCAATGGAACAATGAGTGAAGATGAGATCTCAACAGAGTATTCGTTCACTCTCACCTGCACC